AAGCCGTAAATTCCAGAAAACGTATAACGCCTGTGCGCTTATTAAGATAAGCAAGACGTTCCGTAGTGCCTGTAACATCAGTCCCGGTAACAGGATTGTTATTACTGTCCACAACAGGGACCTTCGATGTTCCTGTAGTAACCCCGGCAGTAGCCAGAGTTGTCTGGCCTAGATTAGGAGTTATGACATATACGGGCAAGGCTTCTCCACCGGCAGGAACATCCGCATGAACCTTCAACAGGATTATGCTTTCGCACGGAAGTTCATTGTAGCAGTGAGGATTAATACCATAATCTACGCTTGCATCTGTCAACTGAACAGCGTTCGTTGAAAGTTCGTAGATACCGTTTACATCAACTCTCCTAATTCCCCTTGCGGATCGGTTCATCAAAAAAGGGCTTGGAAGCCAGTAAGGATACATTAAGTTAGGATATAACATAATTACCTCCTTTCTTAGCAACCGCAAGCTCCTAATGTAGATACACCGAAGTTTACAGGAACGGAATAGTTTACCGGAACATAGTTACCGCTGGCCGGACAATAAGGCATCGGGAACGTAGGCGGTTGCGCACATTCAATCTTCGCCAGACGGCTACTCAAATCACTTAACGCAGCACCAAGAGGAGCAGTAGCTTGTGCCACAATCTGCGAAGTCATTGCGGAACTCTTGAACGTGCTGTTTTCTTCACGCAAATGGTCAATCTTGTTCTGCATTTCACGCATTTCAGCCGCACGTTGCCCGGCAAGAATTTGCTGTGTGCTGTCCTTGATGGAGTTTTGCAGATCACAGGTCTGTCTTTGAGTTTCGTATGCAACGGAAGCGAAGCCTCTTTCCTGACCGGTTGCAACACCGTTAATGGCATTCTGCAATGTGTTGGTCTGTTGACAGATTGCCAAGCGGTTTTCGCAACAGCATGATGCAATCTGTTGAGCGATCTGACAGTTACCCTGCTGGATAGCATTAATAATCTGCATTGAACTTTGTCCAACCTGGTTACCAACTTGTTGAACTTGAGACATTACGCCATTGATGGCATTCTGAACCTGACCGATTGAACAATTCAAATTAGTAGCCAGATTGTTAATTGCTTGTCCGTTTCCTTGAATTGCGCTCATAAGTAGCTCCCTTCCTGCATCATTGTTAATTAAGTTAGGGATACCGGCGCCAGCAAATCCACCACCGTTACCGCCATCTC